TTTCAGCTTTAGGTTTTATCATAGCGGCTCCTTTCTGTGAGTGTTGCTATAATTATAAAGTAAAACAAGGGACAGTAAATGATAACTCTTTTACTGTCCCTTTATATCACCGATCCCTGAGGTAATATTTGATGAGGTATTTAATGACGTTAGGGTAAGTGACATCCATACCTGTCTCTTCCTCTAGTATGTCACGGATGGCGTGCAAATCTTGGAGCGTCTCGCGTCCAGAAAGATGCACCATAGTAGGGACGTCCTTATATTGGGCTGACCCTTTAGGACGTCCTTGCTTTTTTGGTTTAGTAGTCACGTAAAAACCTCTTGAGGTCAAATAGGTGGGCTTCCTCAGCAACAATAGTTGCGTAGGTACAATCAACCTTGCAGTCATCATTGTTAGTGTTGGTAATGGTGACGTGCGTCTCATGCTCAAAACCAACAATACTTATTTGCCTCAAATCATCAAGGCAACACAACACCTTGTCATCAGTGACCTCAAGGTGTGTTGGCTGTATTGCATGATAGTCAACCCATCCGTCCAATACGGCATCGTTAGTTTGCTTAAAGTAGTTCATCATAAGTGGTCCTTTCTTTGACCGTTGCTATAATTTTATAGTGCCACATATGAGCCATAATGATAAGTCTTTAATTATCACCCTCATCATGATCAATTATCATATTTCCCTCAGTAACAACTGCCAAAGCAGGGAACTCCTCTTGTATCCTTTTTATTTCTCGCATTACCTCATCACGATTCATTTGATCAATTTTACCATGGAGGATTTCTTTGCGGTCAATATAAAGCCCAGCCGCTTGACCTCGTGATTTTTCAGCAGCGACAGCCGCCGCAAAATTTCCTCCTGTCATCGCGGCATCACGTATCTCAGCCAGTTTTTTAACGTGACCCTCAAAACTTACCTCATATTTACGTGCCAACTCTTGTTTTAATTCACGAATCCTCTCAACGACGTGGGGGTAACGCTGACCATTAAGTAATTGCGAGGCAATAGCATGGGCTGACTTCTCGGAATATCCAGCACGAAGAGCTGCCTCAGTTTGTGAAATATCCTCACAAACATACAATCGTGCAAATTCCTCTTGCTTTGGAGTGATGGATTTTTCTTTACGTGGATTTGCGACGACATCAAGTGTGGGTTTATGAGTTGCTTTTGCTAGAGCCATTTACTGCCCTCTCCTCCTACGTGATGGGATACTTTGCATAATAGGACCAAAAACGAATTATGTTAAATTCAAATTTATCACAGATGAGACCGCGCGGACGGAAATACTACATTGAGATATTGGATCAATCATCGTAATTCATGTGCTAACTCATTGAAGATATGTGTATACTGAGATATTGTATATTATCAAATCATAAAAACCAAATTTACTCCCATCCATATTTACCTCCTATATAGCAAACTAATCAGAAACCTTGGTAATTAGTCATTATTTTGGGGGGTACTTACCTACCACCCACTACGCTAGAGGCAGTCGAGCGGCGTCTGAGCAGCGTCTTTTTTTACTCATGAACCATGTTTATTGGTAAAAAGACCCCCAACCATTACTGATTGGGGGTAGGTTCTCATAAGGGAGGATATCTTACATGAGTAAAGTATGATAACACATTTATCAAGAATAACCATACTAAACTTAACGGAGGTGCGGAACCTTATCCAGTCTTAAATACTTGACTGCACTGTTCTTCTTCAACCCTACGACGTAAGATCTCACGCGCTTTAGCTACTCCCCTAGGAGTAATATGCCAAAGTCCAGGTTTAGAGTGACCAATCCTGCGTAACTCACCTTTAGCTTCAATATTAACTATCGTTTTATACACATCTTCTACTTCAATATCCCTGAAGTCGGCGACCGATAGAGTAGCATTAGTCTCAAAAAACCGTACGAGTATTTGAGCAGTCCCGCTATTAGTAAAGATTTTACCACGCGGTTTAACCCTGACTGCTTTAACAGTCGCAGGAGCAGTAGGCATCGCAGTTACATTAGGACTCGGAGGATTTACCATCCCCTGTTTAATCATCCAACGTACTTGCATACCGATACTACGGCACTCAGCCTCAGCTACAGTTTTAAGTAGATTATAAGTTTCAATATCAAGCGAGATCGATTTGTAGTTTTCTGGATCGGCCATGTTTTTTAGTCCTTTCTTCGGCTATCGCTACCTCTCTAGCCTTGGTAGCTATCATGCTTTCTAGGATAGACCTAGCTTCTGGACTGCGGAAACAGATAGTAGCTAGGGTATAAGAGAGGTGACCGCATGTGCGGTCATCCCCATATTTTGCTTTATCACCTCTTTCAAGGTAGTGCTGGTGTTCATCAAGGCGTATAAAATAACTCACCGCACTTCTCACATCAGCGTAGCGTGTCATTACTCAACCTCTACAGTAAAACGTAGCTCACGTACACGGTCGCCAATATCACTTTCACGCACCCACTCATCAGGGTCGTAATCATTAGTGCTAATAGTTGAATCAAACAGCTCTTGGACTTGGTGTTCAACTTCAATTATACGCACATACATATCATCAACTGTTTTACCAGCCGCCGTCATATTCTCTTGGCCTACACGTAGAGCTTTCACCTCTTCTTGCAAACCATAAAGCAGAGTCATAATATGTTGCATATCAGCACCAAGGTTCTCAAACCTACTACGCACATCACTCATACGTTGAGCTTGTACTTGTATCTGCTCATGTAAAGGATGCTTAGTAGTATCAAACTCATCACGGGCAGCGATATCTGTGCATACAGCATTATCTACCTCGCTGCTTTCAGGCACAGCAGTAGCAGTACCAGACACATCAGATATAACAGCATTATTTTCAACTTTCTCAGTCATAACCTACTCCTTTCTTGAGTGGTTGGTTAGGTGTAGCAGACAAGAGGTAGTCCATAGGAGACTGCCCCTTGCCTATTATTAATATACCACAGGATGTGCCAAGATTGCACTCTTGGTATAATTTATTTTATCCTAAAACCTCGGCTCATCTTTCCAGTACAGATTACCATATTCATCAACTATACAATCACGGTCGGGATCTAACTCTACTTCGCCAAATCCTCCACATTCATCACACTCATCGTAGTAACCCTCTAAATATCCACCGCGTTCGTAATCAATAACGGGACGTTCATATTCAACACGCCCCTCACCCCCACATTGAGGGCAAGGGATATGTGTAACATCGTTATCCACAGGTACGAGGTTAGACATCATTTACATGCCTATCATGTTTAAGATCAGATTGGAACTCGCTGTAATCACTAAAAATGTTACGACTATTTCCATAACGCTGTGTCTCCTTTCTAGAGAGTTTCATATAATGATTTAACCAACAATGAGAACAAAGTAAGAGAATACCTTCTCTTACTTTTGCTTCATCACCACATTTATCACACCTCGGGTTTTGCATCTCTAAAAACTGGTTTGAATGCTTTATTAATCGACCTCAATAATTCTGCTTCAATGATAAAACAATCAACATCTATTTTATCTGCTCCAAGATTATACATACCACGTCTAAATTCTTCTTCAGTAATATTAGCTTCGCAGTAATCTTCTTGCAACTTTTCAAGCTCGTTCATCCATAACTCTTTTACTTTACCCATTATTCCCCCTCTCAAGAACTTTGATTATTGTTTCAATACGCTCTAACATTGTTAAATCAGTATTGTATTTATCAACCTTAGAACAATGCGATAAGGCATCAGGCAGACATTCTACCTGATGCTTTAAATCGTAGGCGATAGTAAGCACTTCATCCACTTACACCTCCTCATGCAGTAACCATCTGTGTCGGGTGTTTGTATTCCAATTATCACCAACTTGGTCACACTGGTAGACCTCGCACCACGCTTTGCCATCAATAAAGTACATGCACAAATCAAACATCCTGCCGCCCTCAACGAACTGTATGCCATCCCAGTGCATCTCTTCATATTCTTCACCTGCATACACAGAATCATCTGTATAACGGCCTGTGTTTGGGTCTACTTCTTTTGGTAGCCAGTTGGCTATCCAATCGGGGTATGCCTCTGTCTTGTAGTAATGGATCAAGTCTTCTTTTTCTTGATCAGACAAATACAACTCAAAACCTGTATCTTCCATACTAAACTCCTTTCTACGAGCCTACCAAAAATAACCTCTGTCTGCACCTAATCCATACAATACATTATGGATAAGTGCTGGCTTACTCTTATCAAGTTTAAGTTTGCCATTGACCCAATTATAATAACCATGGATAGTGGGCATCTTGCGACGCCCACCTTTTAAGATTACAATTTCTTTGATATCATCAACATTATCAACTAAACCAGTATAATGAAGATAAGTTTCTATCAACCCTATTCTAGGGTAAATAGGCGTGAGAGCATGGCTCTCACGCGATTTATAATAAACCTGAGCGGAGTACATATCAGTACTCACTAGGCAACATCAATACTTTTTGCCGCCCATCATCAATCAGGTAAAATTTCCAAGTACCAATATCGGCATCAGTAAAACCAATATCACGCGACCATAATAAGTTATCATTACCATCATCAGCTACGATAGTGGCTACCTTATTATTCTCACCTACGATAGTGGCTACCTTATTATTCTCACCTTGGAGAACATCCACTTTAATTTGGAGAACATCCATTTTAATAACGATAAAGTAGTTCTCCTCAGTAAGCAGAGGCACTACCTCAGTTTGGATAATATCCATCAACCAATAAGCACCGCCTCCGCAGTTCTCCGCAAAGTAATGTGCTCCATCAGTCAACAGCATTTGCTGGTCTTTAGGAGTCAACGGCATATTATACCGTATATAACCTTCAGTCCCAGTAAACATATTTAGATCAGCAGTTTGCATATCATGCTCCTTTCTACGAGCTTAAAGTTTAGGCGGGAAGTGAAGACTGCTGCAACATCGCACCCATCTTTCACCTCCCTATCGTTGGTCTTACCCTTCCTCAGGGCGGTGTTCCAACAACTATTGTAAATATAGGTATGGACTTATTGATAGACCATACCTATATTATCTTATTGTATCAGGCTACTTTGACACTTTTGGAATTACATACTGTAAATCAGTAGCCCTTGGTATATCTAAAATATGGTACACAGCCTCAAGTAATGCTTCCTCACCTACATCGCTGGCTAATTGTAAAGCGACACATTCAGGCTCATCAGAAACAGGGACAACGGTTGGTGGTCCATCAATATGTGGATAGTGATAACACACTAACATATAATCATCGGGCTGTATACGAGTGACAACCAATCGTTCTATCTCGGTGATCCATATATCACAGGATGTATCAGTGAGAGTTGGATCACTAATTACATTTGTGCGTGATTGCATGATAGATTGCACTTGTTGTAAGAATGTTTTATTTGTCATAACTATGTCCTTTCTATGACAACTGTTACAAAGTATAAGTATGACGGCCGAGAGATATGATAACAAACATGGAGAAGGCCGCCATACTTATAATTATACTATGCCAAAAAAGATTATCAAAAACAACTCTTTACGTATCTTACTTATTCCTCTGTATTAGATGTCCATTTAGCTCCAGTCAAGTATCCACATTCTCCACATGAGATTTGTCCATCCATCCCAGATATGAGTTGAAAAGAACTAGATCCACAGAGCGAGCAGAGTAATATCTCTACTTCGTGTTCTGTTATGATTTGGCTCTCTCCTCTATGATGGGTTACCCTGTCTCTCGGAGTGAAGGGGATGACATTATCTCCTGCATAAAGGGCGGTATTGGTCTTTTGCGCCATGAGCATATCCTCGCTTTTTCATAAATGTAATAATCTTGGTATGCAATTATCGTGTCAGAATGCTTATACTCATCTGGCATTGCCTGAGCTGGTTTTGTAAATCCTCTCGCTTTTAACTGTATTGGTGGACAACGTAACATTGCGAGCACACGCTCACAACCATGTACCTTATCAAAACGATAAGTATATTCTTTACATAAAGCGATACCTAACTGCCATAGCCAGCGATAATTTTCTACCGTCTGACCAGCCCAAAGAGTGCAGGGATGTTTTTGATGTACAGGCAAGTATGGTCCATCAGCACTATACCTATGATGTACAGTGCTGAGCATTTGTGTAGACTCAAGTGGCATTTTGACAACATGTTTATCACAATGCCATTGAGCGCAAATTGTATGGTTCCAATCAACGATAAATATATTCATGCTTATTTTTACAATAATACCGTAACAAAGACTGTTCTTTTTTGCTCTTACAGATAATCTCCACTAGACAAAGCTGCCTCTATTTCTTCATCAGTCATTCTACTTAAATCTAAATCATCAAACCGAATCTTCTTTTTTCTTACAGGTTTTTTAACAAGTCTTAGTTTTGGTGATTTAGGCTTTGGCTCCGGTAACTCTTCTACTGTAAATAATACTTCTAATGTGGCGTATCTATGACCGCACTTCAAACATTTCCTATGTCTTTTAATAGAATCTTGGTGAGGTCGGCTGTTATAAACTTTACTTTTTTTGCCACACTTGATGCAGTTCACGGTGCGCCTCCTAAATTATAATGAGCCAGAACCTTTTTTATTGGTTCAAAATCTTTATGCGAAGAAAATTTCTCATATAAATAATTCATACCAGAGTGCATTATCATTTTCATTTGCTCACTGCCCTGCGAATGACGATGAGTATATAAAACTAACTCAAGCATATCTGCCATCTTCAGTCGTATTTTTTCTTCTGGGCTAAGTACAAAGATCAAACCAAGGTCATCAAATACTTTTTTCTCAGCTTTTACAAAGGCTTGATGTATTTCTGGATAAGACCATTTAGCTGTTGCTGGAATATCCCCTAAAATTATTTCTGGTACATCGTGATATAATGCTGCCATAATGAGTTGTTTTGAACTGTCAGGCCATAGCTGATCAATTAAAACACTTACTGCATACGAATGCGCTCCCACTGTTTGCCTCTCTGATTGATTTGCAACAGTGTGATACCTCAGTACAAACTGAGCATCCCATACTGTTGTCAATGTTTTAATTCGTGATGTTATGCTGCATTTCTGTGCCGCCATCTTTTATTCCTCTTAACCACGGCTTCTCCGTGAATGTTTGTTTTGCCTCTCCCCAGTTTGGACCAAACTCTGCATCTACTATGGAGGGAACTTCTAACTTAACACAATCTTGCATAATTTCAGTTATCTTTTTTGCTTGTTCTTCTGACTCAACAGATACATCTAACTCATCATGTACTTGAATCATGGGTAGTATACCTTCATCAGCTAATGCTACCATCGCTGCTTTTGTTTGATCTGCCGCACTACCTTGGATTAATTTATTTAATGCTTTATATGTAAATGCTCTTTTGATCCCAGGACCATGTTCTGCATAGGCTTCTTGATAAGTCATAGGTTTCCAACTCCCATACTTATTTGGTTCCCACTTATCAAACCTACACCTACGTCCTAACAATGTACGAATAACCCCACGTGAGCTAGCTCGATTAGTGCTATACTCACTAAGTTCTCGCACAAAAGGTACTTTATCATGGTATGTGGCGAACAGTTCTTGAGCATCCTCAAACTCTAAGCCAAGGCTCGCGGCTAACTTTTTACTACCCATCCCATAAAATAAACCGAGATTAATATCTTTAGCTTGTTTACGTGGGACGCCTACAATATCAGCCGCCATTTGGTGAAAATCTGTACGTGGGTCAGAATTATATTGCTCTGCAAAGTCAGAAGCCCCTCTGAAGCCCATCAGTTTAGCATAATGCACAACAATACGTGGTTCTTGGCTGGAGTAATCAAATGCGCCCCATAGACAGTCTTGTTCAGGTATAAACAAACTACGTATCATTGGACCTATTTCGCCATGCCTTGCTGGTATTTGCTGAAGATTAGGGTTGCTATAACTAAATCTACCAGTAACCGTGCCTCCTCCATCACTACGTAAAGGATGTAGCTCAGCATGTATGCGTCCGTTTATTTGGTGTTTAAGTATTGTATCTACAAAAGTGGCACGAGCTTTTTGATATTCTCTAGCCTGTACAATCATTTGCGGCACTTCGTGTGGGTGATTACTTAAGAATCCTTTAGTAAAACTAGGCGCACCAGTCTTTTCTGTTTTACTGTAAGGTAGATCCATCGCATCAAAGGCTTTAGCTACACTCTCTGCCGCCCATATCTCTACTTCCACACCTGTTTGTCTTTTTATTAATCCTAATAACTTTTGTTCTTTTTGTGATAACTCTTGTTTAATACGTTCACATTTATCTAAATCAACCCTAACGCCACGTTCACGCATAGGTATAATCGTTTTAAGAACATTGGTTTCAAGTTCAAAGATATCTTTTATATCTTCTTTTATTATTAAAGTCTTAAAATGTTGCCATAACCTTAATGTCAGGGCGGCATCTTGTTCAGCATACATACCCACATGATGAGCAGGAAGTTTATACATCTCACTTTTTGCATTGATGCCAAAAGCCTCGGCAGCTTCTCTTAATTCAGCTTCACTTTTACGCTCTTGCAAATAATCTCTACCAACTGCATTTAACGCATAGCTAAATCTATTTTCATCTAACAATGGCGCAACGACCATAGTGTCAATGATTCTGCCTTTGACCAACACATTTTCTGCGAGCAACCAGCCAACATCGTAAGGAGCATTATGGAAAATATAATCCCTATCAATTTTACAAACATCTGATAACCACCCCAATGTTCTATTTACATCAAAATTAGGACCGATCTCGTGCCTGATGGGAAAGTACCATTGGTCACCTTGCACCGCCACGGCTATACCGATTATATGACCATCTTTTCTAGGCCAGCCACTTCCTAATACAGTAAGATTAGGGTCACGTGTTTCTAAATCAATAGCAACTTCTTTTGCCTTAGAAATATCAGGATAACCATCAGGCATAACCCACTCAGTCGGCGGTTGAAATAATGGGTACTGCATTACCTTTTACTTTCATTGGTCGTTTGCATTTACTACATATCGGCCATCTATTTTTTAAGTTACGAAAAGTAACAATCTTCGTTTCTCTTCCGCACTCACACTCAGCTAATACTTCTTTATCCAGATTACTTTTGTTTTCTGACATGGCCTTGTAAAATCATCTCCGCTTCTACAAGAAATAAATACCTACGCAGGTCACGTATATCATCTATTATACCTTCCTGCCTTTTATCTTTTTGCACAGCTTTAAATACATCGTAGTTGTACTCTGTAACTTGTTTTTCAAGCCTATCCCACTTACGAGCTAACATCATAAAAGCACCAACACCACCGCGTTGTTTCCAGCTATCACCATAAGATCGCTCAGCTTCTTCTAATTTTACGTGGTCTAGTACACTGAGCTTGCCAACTTCTTTAATAACGGAACTTGTTTCTTCTTCTTTTAATCTACGTTTCATATAATCTTCATGTCCTTCCCTAATCACTTAATTCTCCTTTGCAGCCATTCTATACAGGCTTTACGCCATGCGCGATCCTCAATTGCATTGGCACAATGAAAAGCATTTTGATAATTTTTACTCTTCCAAAACCTCCACGATTTACGCATATTTCCACAAGTCGTGCCTAAATAAATATTATTGTAAGTTACTCTTGCTTCATCTAAAAACCACTCTTCCAGTTCTTGATCAAATGTATCAGGATCATCAACCAAAGATGGTGGGTTATAACTCAACCCATCCTCGGCTAATGTAAGATATGGCTCATAATCTGCTTGCATACCTTCTAATTTTTTTAAGACATCTGTATACGCATGAAGATTATTACTAAATTGATAATATGTGCCTACGGCATATCCGAGCATCGCAGCCATATACTCTAACAGTACAGACATATGAACAGCATTAGCACCATACGCACCCCAGATCATATCATTACTACGATTAGTTACAGTCATATTTAATTCGCCCCTGCGCTCCCAAAAATATATCTGGGTATTACAGGGGTAATCTTTACCATCGTTAGTTTGAACTAAGTCTTGGTGAGCATCCCATATACCTAGCACAGCCCTACGATCATTACGGTAAGTGCTTAGTCTAAATATGACTTCTTGTAGCTGATCTTTACCAAACCAGTTACGCCATCTATGTCCATACGCACCGTGAAAAGTTTTGCCATCATCGCTGTATGTATCCATCTTGCCATTGAACCCTCGGATCCACGGCACATCATTACGCCCTGCCAACATCCATAGACTTTCCATTAAGTGAAAATATGGGTTGGCATCACGTTCTGGATAAAACAAAACTCGTTCCCTGCTGTGAGTGTAAGTTGTCATGACAGGCGTATCAAACTCTAATGCCGCCCCATTACGTGTTTCAACATGTCTGCCTGATGAAAGTAAGGCTTGTTGCCCTATGTAGAGGGCTTCACTTACACCCCTAGCTAAAATTGACCGCATATAAAGCCTCCTCGACTATGTTAAAGGTATGCCTTGGTAGGGCAACACCAAAAAAGGCACTGATTCGTCGAGCGGCTAATTAAACCGCTCTAAAAAGGTTTTGTACTGTTCCCCTGTTATATTTGGGGCGTGTTGCTTTAAAGAATCTAAACAATGCGCTCTCATATCTGCCAAGCTGTTATGATCTTCTTCTTGTGATAAAAGTGCGGCAAGATCTTCTGCTGAATCAACTACTAAACAATTTTTATCAGGTATCATGTCATC